TTCATAATTTTTCCTAACTAAATATTTTTCCGTACAATCCACCAATACCTAACGCTGTACTAAGTGCTGATTGTAAAGGATCTGGAGCTGCTTGCTCTTGATATTGTTGTCCTGATACACCACCCAATAAACCTGTTAATGTATTTCCGTATTGTGATAATCTTCCATAAGGTTCATAAGCTCCAGTTTGTGCTGCTTGTTGATCAGCAGATAATAAAGCTTGAGATTGACCTTGTCTTAATGCACCAAGAGATCCTAATGCAGAAACGTCTTGACCCATAGATCCTCTACCAAAATCAGATAAACCAAATTGTTGATTCATTTGATTTCCGTATGCACCAGCTAAACCTTGTTGTGCTGTAGCAATAGATCCTTGATTCATAAAATTTTGTTGTGCTAATTGATTTGCTTGATTAAAACCTTGTGACAATAATTTTGCCTGAAGAGCTGCTCTGTCGCCCAATACATCTGATTGATATTGACCAAGTTGTGCACCTTCTCTACCACCACCAAAATTACCAGACATAGCTGCTTGATCTCTAATTGCTTGAGCACCTGCTTGACTTTGTTTGTCATACTCTGCAAGTGTTGCATCAATTACTTGTGTTTGATAAGGGGACATAAATGATTGGTAAGCTTGTGGTCCTGTTAAAGCACCTAATCCACCAATTGTTGCTGCTGATTGTCCTAGAGCCCCGGCTCCTGCTGTCTGTGCAGCTTGTGCTGCTTGCAAGAACGGTTGATAAGATCCAACACCTTGTTGTGCAAGATTGATAGCTTGTGTCTGTAATGGGTCCTCACCCGCAACAAAACTTCTACCTGTAAATTTCGATGTGTCTATTGGTGCAGAGTATGTGGCTTTCGCCTGATCTGCATAATCTTTTACCGCCGGTTCTAAATATTCTTGTACTGACATTATATCATCCTTGATTGTAACATTTGTTGTTGTTCATACATAGCTTGTGCTCCTTCTAAACCTTGTGACTCTTCAGAAATTTCACCGCCCTGTTCTAAATTATTCATTAAATTTTCCATAACTTCTGCGCCTTTGTCGATATCTCCGCCTCCAGCATTTCTAACAGCATCTGCTGTAAATACAAATTCATTTTTAGATAGTCTAGCAGGCACATCATCAGCTCTTTCTTTTCTACCAAGATCTACAAAACCACCTGTTTCTCTGTAATCTTTTTCTTTGCCATCCATATCAAGTAAAGGCATTACTTCTTCTGCAACTTCAGTTTCCATTATACCGCCTTCTTGTCTACCTATTCTACCGCCATTAGCTTTCATAGTTAATATACTTAACATACTAGTTATAATTTCAGGATCTTGACCAGTTAGAGTAGAAATTTCGTCTACTCCTGCTCCTCTATTTTTCATATCTACGATCATAGAAAGTGTTTCCTCATCCATATCTGGAAACATGTCTTGCACCATAAATTTATTTTTTTGTTCTTGGTTATCTCCTAACATATTTTCAGTTTTTCCAGAAAATATTTGTCCAACTGCACTAGGGAAAGATTTTATTACGTCTAAAATTCCGATATCGGACTCACCTGCATAACCAGGTCTTGAACCATCACTACTTGGACTTACTAATTGTCCACCAGCGTAACCTATTCTTCCGCCATTAGCTGCCATAGCCATAGGTTGCTCCATACCCGCACCTTCTGGTGCTTGTTGTTGCATTACTGCTTTTACAAATTGTTCAAAAGATAAATCTCCACCTTTGTTTTTGTATTTAACATATTCCATCATAAGCATTTGTTCTGCTTGAGCTTGACCTGCGCCACCACCCATATTTAAAAATGTTTTTGGTTGTCTTCTAGACATACCTGCACCTGATCTTATAAATTCTTCTTCATCATCTTCTTCGACCATCATGCCGTTGGCATAACCTGCACGACCACCGTCAGCAGCATAAAAATTTTGCATTACATATTTTTTCTCTGGCATAAAATCTAAACCAGCACCTGCCTCACCTTTACCACTGTAAAAATCTTTAGCACGTTGAACTTGAAATCTTGGGTCCATAACTTCTACGTCTTCTTCTACTTCTTCATCACCACCACCCATTAAAAATGGTAAAGCTGTTGCTAGTGCACCACCAGTAAGAAACGCTCTCTTACCAGAAAATTCTCCGGCTTTTCCAAAGAGACCACCGCCTCCACCAAAAATACCACCGTCAGAACCTAAGAACAATTTACCGGCACCACCCATGATATTTTTTAATCCAAAGTTTTTCATTCCACCACCTGCTAACTGTGATAAAAACTTACCTTTGCCTGCAGCACCTAAAGCACCTAAACCATATGCTCCAGCACCTAATAAAGCTAGTTTACCTATAGGACTTTTAACAACTTTCTTTACAGCACGACCAGCTTTCTTTACAAGTTTACCTAAGAAATAACCTTGTCTAGGGTCTTGTAGGGAACCTAATCCACCTTGCATTTGTTGGGGTTGTTGCATTCTAGATATAGCCATAATTTTACCTTAATTTCTATGTTTACTTGGTTTTGCTCATTAAATCAAGAGGCGGCATGACAACATTTACGTCCTGAGCCATGTCTTCATTCTTATACCCCTTGGCTTCCCAGTCTTTTCTTTCCTTAAAAAGCTCGCCTGTTTGCTTGTGTCTGTACGTAGTCTCTACTTTAGCTTCTTTTATTTCCATTAATCTAATCTCTCCTTTTTGATATTTAGATAACTAATAGCAATATCGAACGAATCGGCAGTGCTAGATGTTATTTTTAGGGTAGTGTCACCCTCTACTATTAACGGTTGAGTTAATAATTCTTGTGTCACGTCGGCTGTTAAAGTTGCTGTTTTAATGGTTGTAATATCATTATTTGCGATAGTCACGGTCGGTGTGCCTGCAGAAGTAACTTTAATAGATTTAATAATATATGTTTCATTTATCAATGGGTTTTGTTTTGAAACTCCTTCTACAGTAGAGGTTCCAAACATAGTTTGTGCTGCAGTAGATGTTATATTGTCTACCCCATAAAATTTATATATGTTAGATACTGTCATTATTCTAGAAAGAAACTTTTAGCTTCTATTTCCTGTTTAATTTCTTCTTGAAATGAAGTGTTTAATTTTGTTATTACTGAATCTAGATCTCTAACTAAAGACTGTAAATTTTCTTGACTGTATTCACGTTCAGCTTTGGTTAATGAATTTACAATTTTTGCCATTACTCTCCTCCACCTGGATCAAACGGATCACTGTAAGAAGTATCGTCGCTAGGGTCATAACTTCCAGAATAACCTGAGTCTTGTCCTGTTTGATTCTGATAAGCATCTTGAATAGTGTTATAATCTTTTCGTGATTGAGCCTGTTGTAGTGAATTTAATTCGGCTGCTTTTTCTTCTCTAAGTTTATCTAGTCTATCTCTTAATACTTGAGAATCTTTTCGTTTTAATGTGTCTTGTATTGTGTTTATTCTTTTTTCATAAGCTCTTTGTAAACCATATTTTGTAGGGCTTCCAAATCTACCACCTGTTATTGTATTTAAAAATCCACCAGACACGGGATTATAACCTGTCATTAATCCAGAGGCTATACTTCCTGTACTAGTTAAATTACCTTGGCCGCCGTAGTAGTCTCTTATAGATGTGGCTCTTGGATCGTTTTGTGGAAGTGCTTTTAAAATTCCTTGCATTATACTCTTGTCTCCAACAAAAGGTATGTAGTCCATAAAATTAAATTTTTCATCTTCTTCATCTTCAAACATGCCACCTTTAAAATTTTGATTACCATACATATCAATCAATTCTTCATCTGTATAATTAGGTTTAAAACCTTTTAAACCTAGTTGAGTTATTTCTTCATCAGTATATCTATTATAGTCTGGATTATAATCTCTGTATTTTGCAATTAAATCTGCGGTTCCTTCATTGGGATATGCAGCATCCATATCTGCTCTAAGCTTGTCTACTATTTTTTGATTTAAAGGATCCATCATAGGGTTTCTATTATAGTCTGTTAATTTTTGTCCATACGGATCAGAGAAAGGACCTGTTTCAAACATCTGTTTATTAAAATCTGATTGACTCATATTTAAAAAAGGAGAAGCACCAGGAGCCCCTATCGTTTCATCATAACCTGATCCATAAATATTGTTGAAGTTACCGCCACTATCCATACCACTACTATTCATAAAAGCATTTGTATTTACAATACCTAAATTAGTTACAGGTTCTTGATCTTGAGGTAATTCAAAAGGATATTTTAAATACTGTTGTTCTGGAATATATTTTAAACCTTGATCTCTTATCTCTTGGTCAGTAGCCATTATCTTCTTCCTCCTGGGGATATATCTAATCTAAACGTCCCTAACTTCCAATCTTCATTTGCACCCGTGTTTGCAACTTCTAATGCAATTTGTCTTGCTCTTACTCTTACATCTTTTTTTGTTGTAGAGGAAGTACAATTGAAACTATTGGTAACTTGTGTGCTATTTGGATACAATCTTGTTTTAAATTTAATAGCTGTTGTTCCTGTTTGATCTATAAAATCTGGTATAAATCTGCTTATTCTCATTATGAACTCTCCGTCTCCTCTTAAATCTGGCATACCTACTGTCTGTCCCGTGCTGCTTCTACGTTGTGTAATATCAAAATCACCAGAAGATATGTTTGCTATTATAGCTGTAACAGCTCCACCGGCGTCAACTTGATCGGTCCCTGTTTCATGCTCATAGTATATTGTACAGCCATCGGTATTACCAACAACATCATAAGAACTATTGCTAGATGAATCATAAAAAGTTGCATGTGGTTTACCAAACAAGGCAGAATCTTCCCACGCTGTTCTTGCTAATGTACCCGTTGTCCAAATAGGTCTGTTAGCGGATGAGTCTAAATAATTATATGTGACTACTTTATTAATTAGGTTGGATGCAGAGCCACAATAAAACCAATTAACTTCTCCGAATAAATTATTTAAACCACAGTTTATTAAATCTCTTGCCGTAGTATTAATATCGTCATATACAAAATCTTCTACTAGACAAGGTAATGATTTTAATTGTCCATCATAAGTAAAGAAACCATTTTCCGACATCCAATAAGCTTTACCATCTACTTCTACACAAGCATTCTTACCTATGAGTCCACAGTTTGTACCTACTTGTTGAAAAGAGAAAGTAAAAGGCGCACCAACAAATTGCATTAAAAATAATGCTGTATCTGTCCAAACATAAATTGCGTCTCTACCTTTAATGGCTCCCATGATCCGTGATCCATCAGCTAATCTTTGTGTACCGGCGGTATTGTTTGCAGTTACAGTATAAGAGTCTGTTTGATCAATACTTTCTTGGTCAGAGAATCTAATAAACATATCGTCTTGAGTAGCACTATTACCTACTGTTGTTTCTGTGCCAAAAAATACTAAGTGTCTATCTGGTGTAGATACTAAAACATGTCTCGATGCCGTAGGTGCGTTAGGTAAAAGAGTTGCTCTAACGTTAACAGCATTTGTTGGAGATCCATCCCATTCAAAACAAGGACCGTTATAAATAAGTGCTATTAGTTTTTGACCGTAATTATCTAAAATCCATAGTCCAGGATCAATAGTAAAGTCTTCAGCTGTTGAAGATTCTCCCCATGCAACGTATTCAGAAATATTTGTAACCGTAGCACCTAAAGTATGTGTAGCTGCGGTCGTTCCATTAACTCCTCTTGCTCCTCCACTTAAAGTGTTGGTGCTGGTGTCATTCGCCGTGTAACTTATATCTTCATTATCTATTCTAATTTCTCCCGATGTTGGAAAAGCTGAAGTGCTAGATAAAACTATGTTTGTAGTAGTGGTATCAGTTAACGCTGTAGCAAGAGTAGTGGTTGCTGCTCCACTTGTTTGACCGCTCCAGTTACCTGCTCCGTATCCAAAACCACCCAGTTGTTGAGAGGGACCAACATTGTAATAACATAAAACAGAAGCTGATCCACCATTTGTTACAGGAGTTCCTGCCTCTGCAGTGTTCATAGTAATTGTAAATGTAGTTGCACTTGGAACTGAGGCAACCATAAATTTTACATCTTCAAAGGTTGCGTTGGTAAATGTAGATCCGCTTAATCCTGTTACACTATCAAATAAAACAATATCATCTTCTAATAATCCGTGAGTCCCGGTGCATGTTACGGTAACCGTTGTAGATGAAGCGGTGCTTGTAAAATTAGCTCCTGTTAAAGTTGCTCGAATGGGGTGAATATCATAATACTGACCACCAACATAAACATATAAAATTTTATTAGTGCCTATAACAGAATACTTAACACTGGCTTTGTTTTCAAATTGATGTATTGCTCTTGCAGAACCTGTTAATTTATCTTCACCTAATTGAGTCCAACCACCTATTTTCTCTGGTGTACCGTACCTAAAACGTACATTGTCCCCATCAAACCATTGCCCTTCAGCTCCGGTTTCTGTGACTTGTTTATTAAATCCTGGTGCAAAGCCTAGTTTTTGTAGCATAATAATCCCTTATATATTGAGATCTAATTAAAATCTAGCCCTTATTACCATTCCAAACATCAAAGGAACAGTTGAAAGCTATCACAGTTTTACGCTTTTTAGAGTCATTTTTTTTAGAACGGTGATACTTATATGATGGAAATATTAATATATCCCCCTCTTTTGCTTTTATTTTAGAACCATCTAAAAATTCTGTGACCATAGATTTACTGGGCATTTCTAAATAATAAACTCCTGCAAATTGAGATTCACCATGATTATGCCATCCATGAGTATCCCCTTGATGATATTGTTGAAACCAACTTGAATGAATCCTCCAATTTTTTGAATGAAAATTTTCACATAACATAAGCATATGTTGTTTAATGTTGTCATAAAAAATATCTAAATATTCTCTTTTTACGGAAGCAGATAAATAAAAATCAGTATGAGATATTTTATTATTCTCATGTTCAGTTAATGAAAATTTAGGAACCTTGCTAATAGCTTCTAATAATTTATTTTTTATTAATGTATGATTCTTAAGAGGATGTACCCACATTATATTTTATATTGTCCTACTGTTTCCCCATTCTTTATTATTTCTCCATATTTACCTCTTAATATTGCATCAAATGCAAGAGTTACTCTAGATTTATTGGAGGTGTTTGCATCTACATAGTGAAATAAATAAGATGGAAACAATACTAATTTATCTTTTTCCCATATTGATTCTAAGACATTACAGTTTATTGGATTGTATTTTTCAATAATCGGTAAATTTGGTAAAGCGTATGGTCTTAGAAATTTTAAAGGAGCAAATTCTCCAGTCTCTCCACCTAAATAAAATACACCACTTATGAAAGTATTCATGTGATTATGTGGAGGATGATTCATCTTTTTTTCGTTTGAATTTAACCACATAGACACGATGTCTACTTTATATCCTTTTTTAATCTTAAAATAATTTTCTGCTAATATAGAAACGCTTAACTTTATTTTTTTTGTAAGATCTTTAAAGAAAGGATCTTTTTGTAAGTTGATAGTTTGACCACCTTTTGGATTATAATATTTTGTTTTTTTAATGTTTAATTTATCAGACATCCCTGGATAAACTACTTCAAAGGTAGGTGTCATAAAATGACCACATAGTTTAGGATATAGCTCCACATGTTTTGGTAGAGGCACACTATACATAAATTGTTTAGCTTTTTTTGGCATCTTTAAAATTTATTTAAAAGGAGAACCTATCGTCCACATAACTAAACTCTTTCTAGTTCCTTTTGTTACTGGTGTTACTCTATGCCATACATAAGATGGAAATATTATCAAGTCACCTTGATTAGTTAATTCAGTGGCCTTTTTAATATTATTACCTTTTTTATTATTTCTAAAATCAAACTCAAAATCACCACCTTCATATTTACTTGTATCATTTAGAAGTAAAGTACAACTTAGTTTTCTTGTCTTACCATTAAAATTAATATCATCGCTTTTATACGGTTCACTTGATTGATCACAATGCCAATCGTAATGTTGGTTCTTTTTATATATAGTATATTGAGCTTCTTCTACCCAATCAAAGTCATAATTCCAATCGGCTGCTTCATTTGCTTTTCTAACATAATATATAATTTGATCATAAATAGCTTGATCTGAAAAAAATTTTATATCTGAATTTCTTTTTTTAAATAATTTTTCTTTTTCTTTTCCTTTTTTAGGGGTTTTTATTCCGGATATAGTTCCTTTTATTGGTTTTATTTTTTTTACAATATCCTCAATCTTTTTACAAAAATCTTTATTAACAGCATTTTTAAAATACCAATATCCATGTTTATGTATCATCTAATCTAAATCCCAACTTATAATAATTCTATCTTTTAATTTATTATTTTTCAATTCTACTTTATGTACTAAATACGATCTAAAAATTAATAACATACCTTCTATTGGTTTATAAAAACATTCAGTAAAAGAATGGTCTTTTTGTAGGTGTTCTTTACTATTATTTGCAGTTACATCAAAAGGATTTTTCATGTCTACTGGAACAGGAGAATTAAAAACTACTCTAGAATCATTGGGATCACTTTGAAGATAGTAAATAACAGAAATAGTTCTACCTAAATGAACATGGGCGTCTGCTAGATTATTTTCTTTATACCAATGAAACCACGATTCAACTGGTTTATATTTTTTTGGAAAACCATAAAAACTTGTGTACTCATTTACTCTATTCTGAATCCATGAATTTAAATTTTTTAATTTTTTATCTTTGTGACAAGGATGAAGAAAAAAACTAGATTGACCAATAGACTTAGGACAATTAGATTTAATTTTTTCTAAATGTTTTATTATTTGTGGAGCGTCTTTATTATGATTTTTATAAAAACTAGCTCCTATCAATGTAGGAAACCAAGCATTTATTTCTAATTCTTTTGATCCTGAATTTAATTTAAACATCTTTCTGTAATACAAAATTCTTCATTCTGAATTACATATAGCATGTATAGGAAAATAATCAAGTTATAGCGACTACTGAAACCTGTATTTAATGATCACTGTTCCAGAACCACCAGATGAACCACCAGGCGAATCACAAGATCCTCCAGATCCTCCACCTAATCCGTTAGTTCCACTTCCAACGCCTCCACCAATAGATCCAGCTCCATTACCGCCTCCACCAGCTCCTCCTGTTCCTGCAGGGGGACCAGATTGACGTGAACCTCCACCGCCTCCAGCGTAAGTAGTTGAATTTGGAGACCATTCTCTTCCAGCTCCTCCGTTACCAGGTGAGGATCCGTTTGCAGAAGCACCTCCGCCGCCGCCTGATACAGTAGTACCTCCAGATCCAGTTCCTCCGTTATTTCCAAAACCGGTTAATCCAGCACTATCACCTTGGTTTCCAGAACCTCCTCCAGCTCTAGCACCGCCTCCACCAGAACCTCCAGAGAGACCAGGGCCTGAACTACCGCCTCCGCCGCCTCCGCCGCCATTAGCAGTTGCTCCATTAAAAGTTGAATTAGATCCACCAGCTCCATTTTGGTTACCAGTTCTTGTAGCTCCACCTGAGCCAATACTTACTGGGTAAGAACCTTCTGTTAAATTTGTAAAAGTACCTTCTAAATAACCACCAGCACCTCCAGCACCTCCATTTCCTGTACCATCTCCACCGCCGCCGCCTCCAGCAACAACTAAAACTTCAACAGGGTAGGCAGAAGGGTCACTGTATTCTGTAGTTACTTCAAATGTACCTGATGATGTGAATGTATGTATTTTAAAATCTCCTGAAGTAGCTATAGATCCACCTGTAGCTTCCATAAATGTTTCAGAACCTCCTGAAAATCCAAATCCTCTAGCTGCGGCTCCTCCTCTTGTTCCTAATAATGGCATTATTCATCACCTCCTGTTTCCGGTAGTTCCCATGATTGCGTTGATTCCTGCCAACGCCATTGTGTAATATTATTTGGTTTTGGAACTGGTGGGTTCCAATTAAAATCACTGTCTAACGTCCAAGAAGGCCACGGTTGTTCAATATAAAATCTATCTGCATCTGGAGCCCAATTATCTCCTATTGATGGAGCTACCCCTCTCCATTCTCCTGTTCCTTCTTGATACATTCCTGCTGCTTTCCAAGTACCAGTAGTTTGTCTAACTTGATTAGCAAAAGCAGTAGTTAATTCATCACTGATACCGTTTTCATCAGAAATATCTGTTTCAGCTACAACAATAACATCGACTACAACATTATTTTCATCTATTTTTGCTGCATTGTATAACATATAGTTTCTACTCCTCTTTATATCTTCTGAATTTTGTTTGGAATAATAATTCCATAAGCCCAAAATTACCTTTACGCAAACTGCGCTTGTGAAGCAAACGCTGTAAATGCTGCATCACCAGTTTTTATAATTGTGTACTGGTACACGTCAACTGAGTTAACATTTCCCGCAGTAGGTGCTGCACCTCCCTGCCATTCAGGAGTCACCGTTGATCCATCAATTTGAAATACATTGTTGTAGTAAGCAGTACCACCTTGAGTTACTAAATGTGCAACTGTGATAGACTCACCAGTATCCATAATAGTATTTAAAGTTGTAGAACCGTCTCCTCTAACATTTAAAGTATAGTTGCCTGAAGCATTTGAAGTAAAATACCATACTGCTTGTGTAAGAACATCGTAGTTAACAGTTCCTGTAGCAGCCGTAGCTTCTACTGTAACTTTTTCTGCAACACTTTCAATTTTACCTTGACCATCTACAGTAAATCTTCCGTAACCGTTAGGGGCTACAGTCATATCAGCGTTAGCGCCATCTGTAATAGTAACTGTTCCTGAGTTAGTTCCGCTGTTTGTACTTAAGATTAAATCAGTTGTTCCGCCAGTAGTTAATGTCAGAGTTCCAGCACCATTAGATGTTAAAACTGCTGCCGCTCCTGAGTCTCCAACTTTTACAGTATCACCTGCAAGAACAACATCTCCAGTTCCTTTTGGAGTCACGTTGATGTCAATGTTTGAGTCATCACCAGTAGATGAAAGAGTAGGTCCTGCACCTGTCGCTGCGTTTGCAATTGTAAATTCATTAACTGCAGAACCCGTAGCTGTTAAAAGAGCTAGTTGGTTTCCGTTAGTATCTAAAATAGAAGTTCCTATTGCAGGAGACGTTAAAGTTTTATTTGTTAAAGTTTGAGTTCCAGTAAGAGTTACATCACCAAAATCTAGAGTGTAAATGTCTGGGTTAGTTCCATCGTTTGCTGTAGCAAACACAAGTTGATCACCTTTGTCTGTTGCACTAAAAGTAAATGAATCTCCTGATCCAGAAGCATATTTAAATTGTACTGTGTAAGCACCTGATGTCGAATTTCTTAAAAAATAAAAAGTTTGTGCATCTAAAGGAATTGTTACGATTTGGTTTCCAGTAATAGAACCTGTAAACTCAATCATTCTGTGAGACATAACTGCCCCAGTTGCCCCATCAGATACAGATAAAGCTGTAGTTTGTGCACCACCTGCTATAGATTGTGCAGAATATCCACCAGCAATTTGCTCGATGATATTTAAATTCGTATTTGTTTTTGTTCCCCAAGTACCGGCATTTTCACCGGTTGCCATTAATTCTACGCCAAGCGCTGTGTATGTTGATGCCATAATTTTTTGTTCTCCTTAATCAATTAAGCAGCATGATTTACATCTGTATAAGATGTATTGCCGGTTATGTCAATATCTTTGTAACCTATTGTTCCAAAGCCAGTTGTACCTATTTCTGCGGTTGCTTCAACCCCTGTTAATCCCACAACGTCCGCAGGAGCAATAGCTCCTACACTTGCTGTTACAGCAGATGGTGCTGTTAATATAACTCCTATTCCTGAAACAATAGATCCAACTGCAGAAGTTAAAATAGCCGGTGTAGTTACACCATCACTACCAATTATAATTAATTGTGTTTCTGTAACCTCTATTGATCCTACACTTGCTGTTGCTTCAACCCCTGTTAATCCCATAACGTCTGCAGGAGCAATAGCTCCTACACTTGCTGTTGCTGATACTCCTGTTAATGGAACACCTATAGCAGGTACAATTGCTCCAACACTTGCTGTTGCTGATTGCCCGCTTGGTACATATGAAAATTCTAAATTAATAGATCCAACACTTGCTGTTGCTGCACTAGGTGCAGTTAGTCCTACGACGTCCGCAGGTAACAAAGATCCAACACTTGTTGTTGCTACTGGTAGTGCCGTTAATTGAACTAATTTATTAAATGAGTCTCCATAAGGTTCTTCACCCCAACCATTTCTACCCCAACCAACTAAAGTACCGGCATTATCAAAGTCTCCGACTTGAGAAGTCATTTGACTTGGAGCCGTTAAATCTGCAATTGAAAGTTGAGTTGTTGTTAAAGACCCTAATGAAGATGTTAAATTAGTAGGCGCAGTTAAAGGGGCATCTATAAATTGTTCAGCAATTAAAGATCCTAATGAAGTGTTTAAAGCAGCAGGTGCAGTTAAAGCGACAGCAAAGTTTACACCCCAACCATCATTACCCCATTGAGCTCCACCCCAACCGTTTTGATTAAAGGCTGTTAAAGAACCAACTGAAGTTGTTGATGCAGATGGTGCTGTTAAAGAAATTGAAACAGTATTTGATTGCCAGGAGTTATCTCCCCAGGCTACTGAAGGACTATCACCACCCCAGATAGATGCCATAAGGATTTACCTCCTTATGCTATTCTAACTATAGCCGTTGTCGCTGCTTTAGCTGGGAATTGAATAGTAAAAGTTCCACTTGAAACTGTTTTGTCTCCACCAAAAGCTACTGCACAAACAGCAGGATCACCTGTTGCAGTGTCATTGTAGATTAAACATCCATTCGCTGTGAATGATGCTGACGTAAAACTAACGTCATCAAAATCAGCACAAGCTGTTGATCCATCTAAAGATGGAGTAATGTTTGTTAAAGCTTTTCCGCCTGCAGTGTAAGCAGATCCAGAAGAGTTAGTGATTTCATTTGATGTAGAGTAAGCAGTAGTTGATGCACTTAGAGTTGCAGAACTTGTGTATAATGCAATTTTAAAAGTATTTCCTGTAGACGCTGTAAAGTTATGAGTCGCAGTCATAAGTTCGTTTTTAAAACTGTTACATATTGCCGATGTTATTGCCATAATTTTTTCTCCTTATTTATGGAGACGGTGACTTAACTGGTATTCTAACTGTTCCGTCAGTATAGTCGTCTCGTCTTCGTCTACCCAGTTGCATTCCTGCGAACTGTTGTAGTGCATTTTTATACTTATTTTCATACAGTGTCAACATATCTATTGGACCTTTTAAAAATCCATATGCCTCCACCAAACAAGCATACAACAAACCTTGTGGGAAATATGTGCTTAAATAAGTCTCCGAATTTCCATCACTCCCAGAACCTAATCCTGTAGGATATTTATTATAATATACTCTAAACATATAATTTGCGTCAGGTGTAGGAGCTAGATACATCCCTCCAGATGTTGTGCTAGATGTGCCAGTTGCCCCACCAAACATAGCATAATATTTAGGTAAACCGGTTACATCTTGTGATGTCAAATCCCCTTCTGGTCCTGTTAATCTATCTACATATTCTGATAAATACGTTTGATCCTTTTTCTCTAACCAAGTTCCTTTTCCTTGTGTGTTAGCTGTAGAATCAAAAACTTCTATACCTCTTATAAATAAAGCACCTGCTGGCGCATTAATCGTATTATCATCTGCAACTAAAGTCCCTTCTTGAACTTTTCTATCAGCGTCCATTGGAAGTTCTTGATTGATTCTCATTTCGGCTGCCATGATAATTCCATCTACAATAGTTGTAGATAAAACATCTGAACTTACTTCTGTGTAATCCCTAATCGCATTAGTTAATGTAGTATATGTATATTTTGAAATTCCTGACATAATTATGCTCTATCATTTATGGGTCCAATTGTACATTGAAAACCACCTCCCGTTTCTGTGCTTGATGCAGCGTTAGTTAGTGTAACATTTATACCATCAAATTGTGTAGTTGTAGATGGTTGACCTGTACTTGGAACCGATGTCTCATTTAAAGAAACAACCTTATAACAACCAAAAACTTTTGCTAAATTAGCATGAGATCCAGCAACTGTAGATACAGGAGCTGTTCCTCTATAGGGTGCACTTGTTCCTCTAGTACAACCTGTTAATTGATTCGTAGATCGTCCTGTATATTTTATAACTTCATTTTGATACATTCCAACTTTTAAAGGATCGTTTGTATCTTGAGCAGTTAATACTTTTTCAATTACTATAAATCCAGAAGTTGGAAATTCAGAACCATCTGTTAAATCAATTGTAGTAGCGCTATCTGTTATTGCTCCATTTAAGGTAGTAGACATTTGTAATGTTGAAATTGCTACACCACCTACAGGAGATTTAACATTTCTAAATCTTACAAAGTCATTTACTTGTAAAGCGCCATTTGGAAAATTAATTTTTAAAGTAGTATTGGATGCAGTTACAAAAGGGTTTTCAGGTAAAAAATCTTCTGTTGGAAATTCTGTTCTTGCAGTTCTTGCTCTTTGTAAAGCTTGTGGATCTGCACTTGTTGGTTTAGGTTCTAATTGTGGTTGTTTAGGCTCGTATTCTGAAATATGAACCAGGGCGCCATTCCATTCTCTAACCATTTCGTTGTATGGAAAAGCCATACCAGATCTGTCTGAAATTGCTAAAGCGTATTTACCTTGTGAAAAAGTAGTCATTAACTAACACCGGGATAATATATTTTAGGAGAGATGTATGTGGAGTTAGAAGAACCATCTTCATCTTCTGCTCTTAATAACTCATCTTCATATAATAATTTTAATTCTTGAACTCTTTGTGGTGCATATTTTACAGCTAAGTAATATGACAGTCCTGCAATCATACATGGTATAAATCTATAAGGAACATCAGTTGCATTTGTGTAAGCACCCACATCATCAATTCTTTTTGTATAATAAAAATTTATAAAATCACCAGCTTGTGAAGTGCCCGGTGTTAAATATAAAGTAACAGTTGTTTTATCAATAAATCTTTGAACCCAATATTGTGTGGGTAAACCTTTACTTGTTTTATTAGAAAACCCTTGATACTGTGATCTACTAATTTTTGTCATAGGTGTATCTACATTTGTAGATGCAACCCTGTAATTTAATTCTTGTATGTCAGTCATTCCGTTTGGAAACTGTAAAACAGTATCACCACTGCTGTGTGTAGCAGCTGTGCTTCCGTTAACACCTCTAACACATCCTGTTAGGTTCAATGAGGAGATTCCAGAATAAGTAATCTGTTCTGTTCCAATAATAATTATACCGCTTGTAGGCAATCCTGTAACCGAAGCAACACCAATAGTTGTTACAGTTGCATTTATACCTGCAGATAAAGTTGTGCTGATACCATCTGAAGAACCGTCAGATGGTGATCTAAAAAATGTATATACTGCTTGACCATCTACTAAAGTTACACTTTGATTTTTAACTTCCCAAAAATGTAATCCTCTATTTCCCCATTCGGAAAATAAAATATTTAAAGATCTCTTAGCAGTTTTTAACTGATAACCAGAGACACTTTGCATACCAATACGTTCGTATGCATCTTCAATAATCTCATCTATTCCAAGGTTTTTATCAAAAACATAAGAACTCGAAGTAACATTAGCCACTCAGACCTCCTAGCTTAAGTTTGGACCAGAAAATTTGTCTGTCAATAAAGTATAAGCAGCGATATTTGTTTTAGTTTTACAAAAAATTCCTTTTGGAAATAAAATTCCATCTTCAGGAAAGTTAAAATTAATTACATCACCTGTTGGAACATCTGCAAGAAATAAAGTTGTTCCTGAATTCGATGTTGTTGTAAGTTCTAAAACACCTGCGCCCCCACCATCAGAAGCAATAATTATACCTCTTAATCTTATTGGTGGTTCTACAATAGCTGTTGCACCTGCAGCTGCATCGGATCTCGTTGCTTGTATATCATTTTTAAATCCCATTTGTTCTCCTTATATTTTATGTGGGGCCGAAGCCCCACACTAATTATTTATTAAACTGCCGCGCTAAACGGAGTTGCTGGTGTACCAGTACAACCAGACTCTACATCAACTTTCCATTGAGTAGAACTAATTGCAGTACATGTAACTTTTGCAAAAGTTACACCACCAGTTGTACTACCGTTTAAAGTAATAGTGTCTGATGCTGCAACAGTTTCAAAACCAACAACGTTATCAGAAGAGTCGTCAATAAATTTTGCGCCTCCAACCATAACATCGTTAGCATTTGCAACTTGTACAACAAAATCTCCAGTCTTAGTAATTGATGCAAAAATTTCAAAACTTGCACCTATGTTACTTAGATTGTTTAGATCTGCTCCTGGTCCTGCAACTGCAGAATCAGCGTTAGCATTAATTGCTGGTAATGTGTAAGTTACTGCACCTGCTGCATTATTGTGTACAATTCTACCCGCATGAGTAGCAACTGTTAATGAAACGCTAGCGTCAGCGTCTACAACATTAGCTGGACCTGTAGTAATAAATCCATTTTTAGATGTTACTGGTCCTTGAAACGTAGTGTTTGCCATATTATTATCCTCCTAGTTATTTGAATACCGTCTCTAGGCCGTCGACTATACGCGTCGATATTCAATTTTATGTATAGTGTGAGTATTATATGTTATTTTTTAGTAGAGTGCAAGAGAGCCTGTAGTGTGGAGTGGATTTTTTCCAACGATGTAGCTTTTTATTAAGTAGCTACTGAAACTTGTGGAGCTGATCCTTCGACAGTATTCTGTCTGTGGGCAATAGCTGCTTCTTCCAGCTTGATCTTTGTAATGACTTCTCTAACTTTGTCATCAATTCTGACCATTTCAAGAGTATACTTATCATTAGATAGATGCTCTTGTTCCCACTTCAACTCCAAGGACCTTTTTTGTTTGTAAAGGTCTTGTATCATTTATAACCTCTTCATAAGTTATTCGATAAGGAAAGTTTCTAAACATTCCCGATTTTTCCCAAACTATACTATTTTCTCCTAGCTTGTCAACTATTGATTGCTCTAAAGAAATGGCATCATCTTTAGATTCTACTTCAAATCTACCGTGATGATCATAAGCATATATGTTTATTAGGAATTTTTTCATGGTTTTATCTTTCTATTTATTAATTGTGGCGAGACTATGTCCCGCCACAAAAATTAAGTATTAAGCTCCTGGAGAACCGAAGATACCTCTAGGGTCAGATACGCCAAATACGTATCTTTCTCTAGCTTTGTATCTAACATTACCAGTATCGAAATCACCTTCCATTTTAGTAGTCAATGGAGATCTTTCGAAATGTTTCATACCATTTGGCACATCTGTAGTAATGAAAAACGCGTCAGTGTCTGTTAAGAAATTATTAACAGAGTATCCTTGAGGAATCATCCCCATAGATCTGATTGCGTTGATATCATTATCAGCAGTTCCAACTCTACCAGCAGAAGCCATAAGTCTTTCCGCTGTGAATTGTAGTGCAGATGGGATGATCATCTTAACAGCTTTTGCAGCGATCTTTAAACCTCTTTCATCAGTAAGAGCAGCAATGTCAATCATTGATTGCTCTAGTGAAGTTTCGTTTAAGTCCGCAGCAGTTGTCAACGTATTCTGGAAAGTTCCAGCAATAGTTGGGTGAGCTGTGTTGAAAAGAGTTACACCATCACCAGAAGTGAAAGTACCGCCAGGCATTCCATTATTTAGTGGGTTAACTGCTTTAACTTGTTTAGTTTGAGCCATAGATCTTGCTAAAGCTTTTGTGTATCTAGAAGCAAGTCTGTCATACAGGTTGTCTTCAATAGCTTCCTCAGTGATAGCAAACGCTAACGCAATTGTTTCGTTAGTGTATCTAGCTGTGAAAGTTTCTTGAGCTTGATCGTATCTTACACCAGAACCTTCCGGTTTAACTGATGCTTGAGCGAATCCTGATAACATAACTTCTTCTTCAAAAGCTCTGTCAGATGACTCAGTAGTATAAATTTCAGCTGACTGATTTTCATACTGTTTATATTCCAGGCCGAATAAAGCATTCAAACCTGGCTCTAGTTCTTTAACTAGTTGATTACGTGATATAGCCATAGTTATTCCTCCTTATATCCCTGCTACGTTGTTCCCTAAGATATGTTCACAAATCATAACTCTAAGAGCAAAGCCCTCAGCAGTTGTATCAGAATGATCAGGATCTCTAGAAACACCGATTATTTTTAATTGTGCGATACCTGCATCTGTTGTAGCCGAAATTTTTGATTTCGAAATAAACAGAGGAGATACCCCAACATCGTTAACTTGGTCTGCACACTCGCCTACTTCGTTCTGATTGAAAGCTGTATCAGCAGACATAACCTCATACATTTGTTGAGGATTGTCTGTAACATAAGCTACGATATCAGTCGCAGTATTAGACGCTGGTGAGAAGTTACTAAACGTTGGTTTGTTTGAAGTTGCATCAGTATAGAATACTCCATTCAGTGTACCGAGGTTATTCGCCCCTCCGTCTCCTGAAGCAAGTACAACTCCGTCTGCAGTTAATTGCACTAAACATGCGTGCGAAATTAAAGCAGAAGAAGCCGCAACACTGTACTCTGACATAGCAGCGTTGTTATATGCCTGACCAACCATTTTAATGGGTCTGAATCCAAACCCAGTTGTTGACGCATTAGCCATATTGTTTTCTCCTTATGTGACCTACCCTTGCGGGCCTCCAGTCACGGTTTAATGTTCAATCGCTGGTTTGATTCGTTAAAAATTTTTAACTTTTCTTGCCACCGAAGGTTGTACGAGTTTGCATATCGATATCGATAGGCATTCCCCTATGCTGTTCCTTCATAAGATCGTTGTCGATTGCGGTCTGTTGATCTTGAGCTTGTTTCTCAAAATACTCTTGTCTTGACCTTGCGATCTCTTCCGGTACCCTAGTCAGCACTAGGCCTCCGTGCCCGATAACCCCTGCGTATTTGCCGTCGGCGATTGCTGGAAAGTCCTCTTGAGGATATTCGTCTGCTCTTACTAACTCATACCCGGACCTTAAGCGTCCTTGTATGTTTTTCGTATCAACAAATCCTAAGACTTCTATTCTGACCCATCTGTGTCTGAATCCGTCTGGCGCGTTGGGCGTATCTAAGTACGATGGTGGAGTCCAAACTTTTGGTCTCTCTTTTGGAGCTACCGTTTTTGATTGTGTTTCAACTTTTGTCGAATCACTTTTTCTTGTTTGGCTCGCACGAGTTGGTGTTTTATTTTCCATATGCCTATACCTCCTTCGTGTTTATAAGTTGTTTCGCATACTCTTCTAGTGGCACACCTAATTTTCTCGCTATTGCGACTTGAGAAGATGTGAGTCTCACTTGTTTGCGACCAGTCTTTGTACTACGCGTTGCAGAGGCAACGTTTTGTGTAGGTTTACTAGTCTGTTTTTCTTCTACTGGTCTATCAAATTTTTGGGGAAATTCAAGTCTTATTCTTCTGTCAACTTCCTCATAATATTCGTCAGACTGAGGATCCATACCTTCTTCTTCGGTAAGTTTCCTATGTAGATCGAAAGCTGTGTAGGTCATGGCATTATCTTTACCAAACCATTCATTTTTTTCAGCCCATGCTTCTGCTTTAGGGTCTCTAGCAGGAGGTGCGGCCTGTTGTACTGATTGTTGTCTAGATTGTGTAGGTTGTTCTTTTGCTGCAGTTTCCTGTACTTGATGTTGAGTTTTTAATTCAGCTAACTTACCTTGTTCATAACCTAATTGAGATATTTGGGTTAAAGCTTCTACTTCTGCTTTAGAATCTTCATTTTGTCTTGCTGCTGCAAGTTTAGCTTGCGCTGCTGCAATAGACGACGAAATTCTCCCTTCCATTTCATTAACATAGTTTTTATCTAAAGATGTTGCTTGAGTTTGAAATTGATCTCTTTCTTGTTTTACACTTTGAGCATAACGTAAAGCTTCTTCTTTTTGTCTTTCAGCTTCACGCATTTTCTTTGTGAGTTTAGCTATTCTTTTCTTAACTCCTTCAGAATATTCTTCAACTGCTTGACTGTTGTCTTGTTGTTTATCACTTTTTTTCTCGTCAGAGCTCTTCTCAACAGTTCCTCCCTCGGCACTGACTTCCCTGCTATCAGACTGCTCGTTAGGTTTCTCAATTGTGTCATCGGGCTCATTATCGAACGTAACACTTGCTTCATCTTTTTTTACCTCTTTTTCATAAGTCTTATCTGCTTCTTTTTCTACTTCTGGTAACTCTACTTTTGCACCCGGTCCGGATGTATCTAAATCAACCATTTGCTCATTAGATAATTTTTCTTCTTTGTCTGGCATAGTTTTTCTCCTCTATGATTAAAATTCGTGGAAGATATCTTCGGGGTTTTCCACGGTCGCTAAAACTTCATCATCATTGAGAAGTCTTATCTCACCCCCATCTATTTTGATACGTGATCCGGCATATCTTGCGAATATAATCCAATCACCTTTCTTGCACCATGGACCTTCTGGATATCTCTCTTTGTCGTAACAATGAGGACCCATGTCCAATACTAAACCACAAGTAGATGCAACTTGTGATCGTTCGATAGTGTCTTCTGCTAATATGATTCCACCTTTAGTTTTTTCTTTTTGTTTAAAAGGTAAAACTAAAACTCTCCAACCTGTTGGAGAAGGTAATTTTGATGATTCGTCAATTTCTTTTTTCTTAGTAGGTTCAACGCCTACTAGTTTTTTATTTGGTAACTCAATTTTCGGTTTTTGAGTTGATGTTGATAATGGTTCCGTCTTTGTCATTTTGCTCCTTTTTATTTAGCAGGGTGGATATTTCCTGATTTAAATACTGATACGTTCGTATCTGACCTAACATATACTGATATTTCTCCATATTGTCAACACCACCTGATGCCATTGAAGATACAATATCGTCATGTCTCATTTTTATTATTTTTCTTATCTTATCTATAAAAGTTAGTTCATCCATTATTTCTTTTTCCTTTTCTTTGGTTTTATTTTGCCACCATATTTTTTAGTCCATTTTTTTGCAATGGCAGGCTTTTTTGCAAATAAATATTTACGTTGTTTTTCAGATTTAAAGGGCACTTCTGTCTCCTCTATAATCTTTAATTGCTTCTAACTTTTCTTGAGCATCAGCAATTTTTTGAAACAACTTATCGATTTCATCTATGTGTTGTGGGTGTTCTCCGATGCCTACAGAATTTTCTAAATATATTTTTATTGTAGCATCTGCTTCTGAAATTTGTGCTGCGTATCTATCTTCTAAAGCGTCTAGTATTGCATTTTTCATTTAACATTTCCATCTTCTACGTGCCTGTCTCAGTCTTGAGTTAGGATCTTTTGCAGCTTTAGGAAATTGTTTCATTTGTCCTGCACTTCTTGCGCAGTATGATTTTCGCCTTTTAGCGGCAGCGGACCCTTTTTTAACTTTACCAGTCACAGCTGTTTTTAGTTTTGAACCGGGATTTTTTCTTTTATAGGCAGCGACACCGGCTCGTGTCATACCTGCGCCCTTTTCTGTAGGACGAAAATTTTTTTTATTTCTTGCTGGCATGTTATCTTGCTTCCGCATTATACCCTGCCTCCCATACTCATTTTTTTTCTTTTAGTAAATGTTGAAACGTTAGTTGGCTTACCGCCTGGATTACCGGCTGCTCTTTTTCGTTTGACAGCAGAGGCCTTTTCGCCTTTTGTCATCCGAGTGGCTTTTGCAAGTGGAACGCACTTGGGGTACTTGCGTTTCGATCCGCTCGCAGATTTCCTTCCACAAGGTTGATATTTTCCATCTTTCTTTGGAGCGCCAATGTCTACCCATTTTTGATTGACCCATTTTTTTAAATCACCCATTAGACTTCTATAATTGTAGACATGTCCTCGATAACCATGCCACCTACACGCATTGGTTTTCTAATTTTACCACCGTTTGCAGCAGATGCTCTTACTTTGCCCTTGCATACTTTTGAAGCATACATATTGGCATAGGCCGATGGATACACTTTAAATTTACGCTTCGCTGCGGCTTTACCTTTTGGACAAAGCTTTGCCATTATTTTTTCTTCCTTGCTCTACCACCTTTTTTAGCAACCATTCTTTTTGGATTGTATCCAAATTTCTTTGCTAACTCAGGTTTCTTTTTAGCTAGTTTAGCTAGACCAGGATTTTTACTTTTACTTATCGCTTTCGCCATAACTCTCCTTTATTTATTGATCTTGCCTTTTTTCTTCATTGCAGAACCAAACTTACCATAAGACTCATCTCTAGAAGCTTTTAATTGCTTTTTAGTTCTTTTCTTTTTGATTCTCATAGCGATTGATTCATCTTTTCTATCTTTGTAACCTTGTTTCTTTTTTTTAACTCGGCCACCTTTTTTCATCATAGCACCACCTTCCATGCCCATGTCTGATGGATAATAACCAGATCTCATATCTCTTCTCATCATTCCACCACCCATAGCTTTTGTTCTTCCGCCAGAAGCTAGTTTTTTTCTTGGGTTAGTTGTTTGTGTATTATAGTTTGGATTTGCCATATTATTTTCTCCCTTTTTTTAATGCTCTTCCGAAGCCACGTTTTGCAGCTCCGCAACCTACACGGCCACCTTTTTTCATTTTTGCACGTCCCACCTTTTTTCATTTTTGCACGTCCGCCATCTTTAGCTGCAAAATCATTTTGACCTATTCCAGACATCATACTATAATCTGGTACAAAGTTATTTCGTTCAGCTATCTTAGCTGCTCGTTCAGCTTTCTTAGCTGCTGAGTAAGCTGCTTTATTTGGATATGTAGTGCCACCACTTTGAATGCTACCATCACTTAAAACATTAATAGATTTTTGATTTAAACCACTGATTTTTTTACCACCTTGATAAATTCCAGCACCGTCGCCTAAGTTTTTATTTGTATTTCGAAACTTAGTGTTAGTGTTTCCAACACCAGTGTTGACTCCTTTTTTATAAACTTGACCTATTGAGTCTACTTTTAATCTTGGAATTGGATTAACGTCAGGTTTAGGTTTAGGTACAGTAACAATTTTTTCTTTAAACTCCATCATATCAGAACCTTTGTCATCTTCTGCTGATCTAATTCCAGCATCAATAGCCGCGTTTCTTTTATTTCTTGCAGCTAATCCTAATCCACCTAATAGAAGTGCTCCTAAAATTTTTTTATTTCGTCTTCTAGATTTTTTGCTCATTATTTTTTACCACCGTTTTTAAATATTTGTGTTCCCTTTATACCATAAATACTCGCCACGACAAGGATCCAGAGATTTGTGAACCATGACGGGAGCGACTGGAAATGCTCGAAGAAGACTTTAATCTTGTCCATCGCCTGTACGTCGTCTGAAAAGACTCCATATGCAAGCACCAAAATGGGCAGTGTCAATATTATGAGAACTGCCTCGTCCTTATAATCCGATTGACGTGCTTCTAGCAATTTACCCTGGTAAGCTTCCTCACCTCGAGCTTGACGCTCTGCATGTAACAGTTGTGCGTCGGACATTGCTACTTTCGCCTTCTGCTTGTTAGCATAAATTTTACTTCCAGCAGAAACGGCTAATTTAATTGCCGAGAACCACATGTTAGTACCAAGTAGCCTTTACAGGTTTTTTGTCAGCTCTAAGTCTTTTAGTGCCTCTTACATCCACAACTTGTGATTCAAAAGGTTTAGTTGCTTCAATAACGATTCCGCCTTGTTGCATACCATCTTTATCAGCACCCAGCTCTGGAGTAACATTTGGGTTTTTATTTTTTTTAGTCATAGTTTCTCCTTATACTATCTTTTAGGACCTTTCAAGATCCTAACATCTGTTTGTTTAATCATGTCATTGACCATTTTTGAGTCAATTCCCATTTGTGTTTTTGTTAGCGATGTATCGGCTCTTAGTTCTGCCAATTCTTCGTTCTGTTGTAACTTCTCATCAAACTGCTGTTGACCCATTAATTGCTTAGATCTATCTAAATTAATCTTTTCTTGTGCTTGATCACGTTTTGCAGCGTCATCCATAGCTCTTAAATCAAGTTCTCTTGCTTTTAATGCTGCAACAGGGTCTCCGTTAAAGCCACCCATGATTTTATTTTCTTCATTTTTAAATTCTTCAGTCATTTCTGCAATTAATTTAGCTTTTCTAGACTCTAAACTCATAGACATTTGCATAATTTGTTGTTGATACTGCGGATCTTGCTGTAACATTGGGTTTTGTTGCGCCATTTGTTGCATTTGCATCAATTGTTGTATCTCATCTCTAAATTCTACCTCTAATTGCTCTTGTGCCATCAAAGAAATGTGCTCAAAAATGTTTTTTTCAAGTGCAGCCATCACAACTGGACTATTTCTAGCAATATTTGTTGCCATAAAGTTTAAATGAGTCGTAATATGCGCTTGATGGTCCTGTCCTTTGAAAGCTTGGAATGGTTTGTTGCTCATTGCAAGAATATTTTCAGTTGCAGGGTCCATTGGTTGTGGTTGTTG